TGGGTTGTCCTTCCAGACCCAACAATTACAGAAACAGAATCAGGAATTATCTTAGATGAAGCTACATCTTTACAAAATGCTAAACGCTCTAATATACTAGAAGTTTTAGCAGTAGGACCTCAATGCTCATTTACCAAAGTAGGGGACACTGTTATGATAGACCCAAGAACAGAAGCAGTAAAGTGCAGGCTAGATGAGCAAGATATGTTGCTTGTTGGGGAACATCAGTTATTAGGGAAGTGGTAAAAGGAAGTGTAACTATATCATTAGACGATTATCACTCTTTAACAGATTCAAATACTAAATCTTTAGAGTTAAAAGATAAGTTATCTCTTGCTGTAAAAGAACTGCAAGTATTTTTATCTTTTCTATGTACTAGAGAAGATTTAGAAAAATATGTAGAAGAATTTAATCGACAATCAAAGACCTCAAAGATTAATATTAATGGGGGGATAGCTAAAATAGAATTAAAAGATGCTTAGAAAATTATTAAGACGGTATAAGTTTTTACATTACCTAGGTTTTCATAATGAAGACTGTAGGCGTAGAGTGCATACAACAGAACAAGATTATTTATGCTTAAGAACAGGCACAACTCATAAAAAATTTACATTATGAATTTTAGAACACATTTAAAGAAGACTCTACATGCAGAAGATACAAGATGGATTGTAAAGTACAGCAAAGCAGGTAAAGTTAGGGAAGTTAAACAAATATATAAACCTTCAGAGTATTATGCGATGAATTTGCATAAGGGTAAAAATGCACGACCTATGCACAATAAAAATGCTCTGATTAAAATATTAGACAATGATCAAGAGAAAAATAACAGTTAAAATAGACAGTACATTAAAGTATCTGCAGTTATGGAATGGTATTTTTAATCTAACAGATAAAGAAATACAAATTTTAGCTGCGTTTATTGATATTCAAGGAATAACTAATGAAGACAACTTGTGTAGTGTTAGAAATAAAAAAGAAGTATCAAGAATAGTAGGGATTAAAGATTATAATACTTTAAATAATTACATTAAAAAGTTTAAAGATAAAGGAACTATTTTAAAGAAAGATAGTGTTTATAAACTTAATCCATTTTTAAATCCAGAAACTAATGTTGTAGAAATAAATATAAAACAATGAAAGATTTACACTTAGATATAGACGACATGTATAATTATATAGTTCCTTCATACTTTAGTGTGAGGGAATTTGAAATCATAATATTACAAGATCCATATGGAAATTTATTAACTTTAAAAATACAAGATGAGTAAAATACCTCCAAAAAATACTAAAGATATAAATAAAAACGAAGCTTTATATCGTAAACCCCCAACTGTACTACAAATGCTTAAAAGTTTTAGTGGAGATTTAGTAGAATATGTTAAAAAAGGAGCCCCTAATGTAAGTCCAGAAGATTATGCAGCTAGATTAGACGAATGTACTAAATGTCCGCATATAAAAACACAGCATATGAGGTGCGGGTTATGTGGGTGTATGCTTGAACATAAAGCTAAGTGGAAAACAACATCATGTCCTGATACTCCTGAACGTTGGGCTAAACAAGATCCTATATCTAATGAAAAGGAGTAAACGAGAGGTTATTCACTATTTAGCAACTAAGTATAATTTACCTTTACAAACTATTGAAAGAATAGTCTTACATCAATTTAAATATGTATCTAAAATAATGAAAGAAGGAAATTTTGAGAGTATAAGACTCCCATACTTTGGTAAATTCTCTGTAAATCCAAACAGAGTAAAACATTTAAACGCATTAAAAAAGAAAAAAACTAATGATCAAAAATAAAAAGAAAAGTAAAAAAAAGATTTATCTAAATGGTATCCCTAAAAAGATTGACTACGACGCTTACATAGTAATACGTAATCAAGAAGAGCAATTAAAAGGGCATGAAGAAGCTTTACTTAGATATGCTTTAATACACGAAGATAAAAAGAAACATACTGAAGATGAAGAAGTATTATATAAGTATTGTATGCAATTTCCTGCTATAACTGAAACTTTAAAACAAATTAAAAAAGAAGATGAGTCTAAATGATGATTTAATACATATTAGAGATAATAAAGCTATCCCTAGTTCTTACTCTAAGACTATATTAGAGTTTAAAGACTTAACTCTTCAGGAGTTAGGATTTATATATTTTATGGAAGATCATAAAAGTCCTTTTTCAGTTTACGAAAGAGATCAACGTGTTATTGAAGTAAAAAATAGTATCTTTGGAGAAAATAAAAAGTGGAAACCGTCTGAAAAGGTTTTAGCAGGATGTAAAAAGTATGAGATTTTAATTGAAACCTCAGCAGTTAGATTATTAAAAGCAGCTAGAGAATCAATAGTTAAATTAGAGAAATACTTTAGAGATATAGATTTACATTTAATGGATGATAATGGTAAACCTATATTTCATGCTAAAGATCTAATTAATAATTTAGCTAATATGGGGAAGGTTATAGACGGACTTTCTAGACTAGAAGAAATAGTAAAAAAAGAAGAACAAGCCGCCAACACAAATAGAGGTGGGATTGAAGTAAATAAATATAGTATGTAATATGGATTTTTTAGAAGATTTAGAACTTTATGAACAAGCAATGAATAATGCTTATGATATTATAACTAAACGTAAAACTTTAGATGATATTTATTATGATTTAGAGGAAGAGACAATTGATGCGTTTCCTTTACCTTTTGACCCTATAGTAGAAGATGGGAGAACAGAAGATATAATAGATATTGTTATTGAGCATTTTACACACACAGAAGAATATGAAAAGTGTGCAGAATTAGTTAAAATTAAAGAGACATGTCAAAGTTTAAGGATATAAATAGACTGCGGCCATCTGCGGTTCAATTTCTTGTGTCAGGTAGCTACACTAATACACTCCCTGGAACAAGAGAGTATTATGACTTTTGGGATGAGGAACGTAAACGATGTTTGTATGGGTATGAAGTTGATGAGTTAAAAATAACAGGATTTCACTATTTTTATTTAAATTATTGTCCTATTGATAGGGCTATAGATGAAGAGTTGCCAGACGGAACAATGCAAGCTCGTCGTGAGCGTACGTTTCCTAGATTTTATGATGGAGACTGGGAATATTTCCAAGAAATAGACAAAGCAAGAGCAAATAATAAACATATGATTGTATTAAAAGCTCGTCGTAAAGGGTATTCTTACAAAGCAGGATCTATGCTTGCGCGTAACTATTTCTTTGTTAAGAATAGTAAAAACTTTGTATTTGCAGCATCTAAAGAATTCTTAATTGGAGATGGGCTTTTATCTAAAGCTTGGGAGTTCTTAGCTTTTATTGATGATCACACTGCTTGGTCTCAACCTAGATTAAAAGATAGGGAAATGCATAAGATGTCTGGGTATAAGAAAAAAGTAAACGGACTAGAGATTGAAATGGGAATGAAGTCTCAAATAATGGGTGTATCGTTAAAAGATAACCCAGATAAAGTAAGGGGTAAAGCCGGAGAGTTAGTTTTCTTTGAAGAAGCAGGTTCATTTCCTGGATTACTTAAAGCTTGGGAGGTAACAATGCCAACAATGAGACAAGGTAGTAAAACATTAGGGATGATGGTAGCATTTGGAACGGGGGGTACTGAAGGATCTGATTTTGAAGCTATGGAAGAAATATTCTATAATCCAGAAGCATATGATTGTATGCATTATTCAAATATATGGGATGAAGGAGCTTTAGGTACAACTTGTGGGTATTTTATTCCTATTCAAACTAATTTAGATGGATTTATAGATGATGAAGGAAATTCTTTACAAGAAAAAGCTGTAGAATATGAGTTAGAAATGAGGGAAAAGAAAAAAGGTGCTGCAGACGCAAAATCATTAGACCAATATATAGCTGAGCATCCTTTTTCTCCTCAAGAAGCTACTTTACAAGTTACTTCTAATTTATTTGATGTAGCTTCTTTGCAAGAGCAATATAATGTAGTAAAAGCTCGAGGGCTACAAGCTATAGGAACTGTAGGTAAACTATATCATACTAATAAAGGGGAAGTAAAGTTTACTATAGATGGAGATTTAAAACAAATTATTAAATACCCGCATAGAAAAGATGATGATAAAACTGGAGCAGTAGTTATATATGAAGCTCCTTATAAAAATGAAAAACAACAAGTCCCACATAATTTATATGTAATTTGTCATGATCCATACGGACAAAATCAATCTGCAGATAGTACATCTTTAGGAGCAGCATATGTTTTAAAAAGACCTAATAATTTATCTCGACCAGATGATATTATTGTAGCTTCGTATGTAGGGAGACCTAAAACTCAAGATGATTATAATAGAAATTTATTTCTTTTAGCAGATTACTATGGATGTAAAATAGGATTTGAGAATGATCGTGGTGAAGTCATAGCATACGCAAAAAGATATAGAAAGTTGCATAAACTACAAGAAGAGTTTGAAATGCTAGATAAAAAAGAACTTAGGAGTAGAACAGTAAAACGTCAATATGGTATGCACATGACAGAAGCAAGGAAACGTCAAGGTGAAATATATATACGAGATTGGTTAAATACTGTAAGAAGTACAGACGAAACTGGAAAACAATTACTAAATTTGCATAAAATTTATGATCCAGCTTTATTAACTGAGCTAATTAAATTTAATCATCATGGTAACTTTGACCGTGTAATGGCGTTTATGATTGGGATGTATCATACTAGAGAATTATACAACGCAGAAGTTAAAGATATATTAGAAGATAGAGCTACAGATAAGTGGTTCGACCAAAATTATTATTAATATGAATAAATGTAAAGATAAAGAACCTTATAACCCTCTACCAGAATACTTAGCGATAGGTCCGTCAGAAATTCATGGAGCAGGGATTCTAGCCAAAGAAGATATTCCGGGAGAGGTGGTTATAGGTATAAGTCATATATATGATCCAAATTTTCAACATGATTATATTAGAACACCTTTAGGGGGGTTTATAAATCATTCAGAGGATCCTAATTGTGAGTTAATAGAGGAAGATGGAGATTACCATTATAAAAAATTAAAAACAAGTAAAAAGATAGAAGAAGGGGAAGAACTTACTTTAAAATATAGTCTATACGCTATCTGCGATTATTTATAGTGTTATATTTATAATGATAAGAGTAATATTTACCCTAGCTTTAAAACTAAAGGTAAATTTAATTAAATTTGTAGCTTATGGGATATGATAAAATACCGAGACAAAAGCTCTCGATTACTAAAAAAAATAAAAAGTGGGGGGAAGAGTGTGTAGAAGCATTTATAAACTTGTCTAATTCAGGGACAAGCCACTCACATAAAAAAGATGAATTAAAAATATTATATGATTACTATAACGGTGTAATTGATGAGGCGGATTATAATTATGTATTGAAACCTTACGGAAAATCTCGTAAGAACTTTCCTTCAGAAATGCGTAATTACCCCATTATCAAACCCATAATTGACCTTCTTCTAGGGGAAAAATCTAAAAGACCTCTCAATTATACTGTTACAGTACAAAACTCTGATAGTATTTCTATTAAAGAAAATGCTAAAGCAGAAGTTATTTTTAAAAACTTACAGCAACATTTTATGCAGGCAGTCCAATCACAAGGAGAAGATATGGGGCAAGACCAAAATCAAGAAGTGCAGTTACCAAAACATATTGCAGAAATGTTTGATAGTACTTATGTAGATAACAGAGCTATATTAGGGCAACAATCTTTAAATTATATAATGCAAGAGCAAGAAGTGTACGATAAAATACAAAAATCTTGGTTTCATTATTTAGTTACTGGAGAATGTTACACGCATCGAGGAATAAGAAATAAAGAACCTTTTTATGAAGTATTAAATCCTTTAGATGTAGACTATGATCTTGATCCGGATTTAGAATTTGTAGAAGATGGAGATTGGGCTTTAGTTAGAAAGTATGTACATGCCTCTAGTGTAGTTGATGCTTATTATGATAGTTTAACAGAACAACAAATATTAGAGTTAGAAGAACCAAGACATTCAGAAAGTGATATTTCTTTTTTATACGCTAATTCTGGGAATAAAGATGTTAATGCTTTTAGAAACAGACTACTTGAAGTTATAAATGTTTATTGGAAGTCTAGGAAAAGAATAGGGTTTTTAACTTTTGAAGATCCAGAAACGGGTACGGACGAAATGCAAGAAGTTGAAGATGGATTTAGAATGCCTGCAGAAATGAAAGAGTCAGGAGCTAAATTAGAATGGAAGTGGGTAAACGAAGTTTGGGAAGGAACTAGGATTGATGGGAGGTTTTATATTAATATAAACCCTATAGCAAACCAAAGAATATCTTTAGATAATCCATCTAAGTGTAAATTACCTATTAATGGGAGGCGTTATTCAGATGTAAACTCTTCTAATATTTCTTTAGTAAAACTTGGGATACCTTATCAATTAAATTACAATATTTATAAGTACAGATTAGAGCTTGCAATAGCTAGAAGTAAAGATATTATTGCACAGTTTGATATTAATATGATCCCAAAAAAATGGGATATGGATAAATTTATGTACTATGTTGAAGGTACAGGTATTGCTTGGGTAGATTATAATAAAGAAGGAATACAACTTAATCCACAACATCAATCAGTATTAGACATGTCTATTAAAACAATTCAGCAGTATATTACATTGCTAGAATCTATTTTAATAGAATGGGAGAAAATATCTGGGGTTAGTAGACAAAGACAAGGTGAGATTGGAGCATATGAAGGTAAAGCATCTTCTCAACAAGCTATATTACAATCATCACATATTACTGAAGATTTATTTAGAAAGTTTGAAAGAATGGAGCAAAGAGATTTTCAAGCCTTATTAGATTACTCAAAAGAAGCGTGGTTAACTGGAAAGAAAACTATGTATGCTATGCCAGATGGAACTACAGACTTTTTAGATATAGATAGTATGGATCACTTAGAATCTAACTATGGTATATTTGTTTCTGATGCAGGTAAAGATCAAGAAAAACTACAAAACATCAAAGGACTTACTCAAGCTATGATGCAAAATGGTTCTAAACCAGGAGATTTAGCTGAGATGTTAGATTCAGACAGCTTCCAACAAATTAAGAAAAATCTTAAAAAGGCAGATAAAGCTCAACAAGAATTAGAGCAGGCACAACAACAAGCTCAACAAGAAATGCAACAACAACAAATGGAGGCAGCACAAATGGTGCAAGAAGCTGAAAGTCTTGAGAAAGAAAAAGATAGGCAAAAAGATATTGAGATTGCATTAATTAATGCAGAATCTAAAAAAGATGTTGAAGCTTCAGAACTTAATTTACAAAAAATGATGCAAGATTTTGAATTTAAACAAAGAGATTTAGATGTAAAAGAGCAAGAATTAATAGAAAAACGTAGAGGCAGTATGTCTTCAGAAAATATTAATAGGGAATCTAATCAAGTTAAAAGGGAAGATAGTCAAATTAAAAAAGATATAGCTAAGAATAATGCTAACAAACGCTCGTAGAAGGGAAATATTAAATAATGTTAGGAGTTCTGGATACCCAGGAAGTATTTCTGAAGTATTTCAGGCAGCTGCTGGTGGGAGAGATTTAGTTCAAGAATTTAAAATGCAACAACAGCAACAAATGCAAGTTGCTAACACTCAAGAAGAACAAGCTCAAGTCCAAGGGCAACAGATGGCAGAAGGTAATCAATCACCTCCCCCACCTCCCCCTCAAAATACACCAGATGGAAGAGTTAGTCAACCTAATGTAAATCAACCTATAGATAATAATCAAGG